CTCAGAAAATCAAGAATTCATGGTGGTCCGAAAGGACCACACCTTGAGGCCCTCACTGAAAGAAGGAAACTTCTTTCTACCAGGGCTTAATTTCACCCTGGTACCGTTTGAGTGTCACACCTAAAAAGGTGACACCCATCTCGACTTGGTGTCAACGCGTCGAGGGCGTCCGGAGCGATCCAGATGTCCTACATCGACAACTTGGCAGTTTGTCGGGTCCCAGATGAGTTCCTCAGTTTCGGGGGACTCAGCTGATCTAGTAAGAATCTTGTGAAGGGCGCCGATACCATCCAAAGAATTCTTTGGAATGGTACTCTTGACGACCAAAGCCTTAACCAATGGGCTTTGGAGGTCAGGATCGGTTCTCTCGGCTTGATAACCGAGAAAACTTTGACGTCCTAGCGCTTGAGATGTGGATTCGACGATAGGAAGAGGTAACTTAAGCCTCTTAATAACGTTATCCACGTGTCTTACTGTATTCCAGAGACCAGCATGGTAACACTGGTTTCGAAAAGAATACAGTGAGATAATCTCAGGACCGTTCCTGCGGTGGGTGGGTATACTGCTCCGGAGACGGACAACGGATACGTCCTCTCCTTCATAGTAGTCACCACCACAAGACTCTCTGAACTTACCAGTCCAGAAAGACTTGTCTTCACTCACTACGAGCCCAAAAGTTCGTAGTAGCGAAGTCACTGCTGGCACAAATTCGACGGGGAAGATTAAATCATCCCCGAAGATGCGTACCCGTCCAATAAACTCGTTTACGAGTTTCTTGGACAACGGGCGATTGAGCGTTTTTCCGATCCCCATAAAGACGATCGTCGCGAAGACGATTGACTCCAAGGGAAACGTTAGCGCTGAACCCATAGACGCGAACTTACTGAGTCGGATTATGGTTTTTCTTTCCGGCCCAATAGGTACTTCAGCCTTCCGTGATCTGCAAGCTTCTACGGCTTCCCGAAGGGAACCGTAGTGAGCGAGTAGCGCACGTACGTGCTGATTGGAAACACGATCGGATGCTTCACTTAAATCGAGTGTAGCAAGGGATCCATCGCTGGATCCTTGACGGGCTAGGTCCATGTTATGGACCCTATCCTGCCATCCGAAAATCTGCCGCGAGTGGTTATAGCTCTCGACAGAAATCGTGATAGATCGCGCGATTGCCTTCTGCATGAACATCATGACAGTTGGCTCTTTTGCGATTACACGAGGTGTTTTCAGCGTTTTAGGTACAAGAATTACCTTAGCCGGTAATTCTTCACCAGGTTCACTGATGTTAATGCGGTCAAGCAGTTCATGGTGCCGGACATTTGGGATAAGCATCTCTTCAATCGAAAAGATGCTGTCCAAACGCTCGGTCCATGATCGCTGGTTCCACTTTTGGTTTCCCATCAGGGAATCAGCGGTGCTACCTGGCCCGTGGGAGGGGATTACTTCCCCTTTGTAGACTTGGTAGTCTACATCTGAGAGGATCTCAGCCCATAGCTGAGTGCTAGCAGTAGTAAACTCCAATAGGAGATCATTACTAATAGCACGATCAGCAGCTTTAACATCAGCTTCACATTTGACATAGTCAGATATCGCTTTCTTGTTCCGTTGTTCAGAACAGGGAAGTTCAATCTTTGCCCACATCAGAGTAATCTGACGTATGGCTCGGATTGATTCGATGTCCGGCTCGTCAAACAATCGACCCGAACTCTTGTCGAAGACACGGCAAAGGAAACCCGAGAACAAACTCGGGAGACCCCCAGATCGCCGGAAACCGGTGAACTGGTCGGAGCCGACAAAACCTTGGTCAAGACTTTTTTGGAAGTCTTTTCCAAAGTTTGCCAGGGTTATCGTGAGAAACGATAACCCCTCGTCTTCAACGCGACGGCTGATCGTTTTGAGATCAGCCGTGGTACTTGTGCAACACCAGGTGCTCAGATCTTTGAGCACCGCCTGCAGGATCAGCATAAGGCTTTTCATAACTCCCCAGCTTTCTTAGTTGGGTGGGTTAATCCATAGTCTTATGCAAGCCGACCCAATGTTGGGAGATCCCCCCTTGAGGGGGGGACCTCCACAACATTTGGGACTCCCAAAGGGAGATGTCAGCCCTCGCCACCAAGAATCTTGGTGATGAGCAGTCCGGAAGTGGCCTGAAGCTGAGCAAGAAATCCGTCGACGACGTACTTCTGCTCAACAACCGTGTACCCAACGTTGGGCGCATCGACAGTAAGATAGCAAGACATACTGTACGGCGCGTTCATTGTCGGGATCAACGGATCGACCGCAACCTTACTGTGATTGATGCGGACCGTCCGCCGAGCACGCTTTCCATAAGTGTGCTTGACGGTCTCGGACACGGCTCCATCAGCGGAAAGATACTTTCCGGAGTTGTCGCCAACCGAGACTCGCGGAAGCGAGATCGGAACCGCATTGATCGTGACTGACTGCGGGTCAGCAAACATAAAACACTGGTCCTTGCAGTTAGGACTAGTGTCGGAAATTGTTGCCCGACACTAATCAGCCAACCCCCTACTAGAGAATTCTAGTGGAGGGCCCCTGGCGCCTTAGTGAATCCCAAGGCGGCAAGGATTGCCCATTGCCGAGCAGTAAATCCGCTCGGATTAAGGGCAAACCCGTAAGGGGATGCTTTTACCCTCTCCTTGACTACCGTTCTATAGATAGTCTTGAAGGGGCCAGCGTAACCGGATTTTGTCCGGGGTCCGTTGATGGTTATCACATGGTCCGAAATTGTTTCGGTCATGAGATATCCATATCGCATCACCAGCCCGTCTTCTGTTAGTGCGCTAGCATTGGCAATGTTCGTTCCAATGTTAACGTACCAATCGGCGAGCCAGCTCCATGGTTGGAGATTCCATAACACATCAGCGTCAATACGCTGGCCGACTAGTTGATTTAACAAAAAGTCTGCTCTCTTACCCACATCGAGGAGTGAATCCCCGGTGGGGTAATAGTATGTGAATGCCCCGTCGAACCAGACACGTTTAGACGTGACCCATTCGCGGGACTGGACTCCATTACGACTCCCATTAAACATGCCCCATGAAGTACTAGAAGGCGAAATGGTACCAAGTAAACCGGTACCACTCGCCTGAAGTACGGACGAGGTGCGTTCAACGGGAAAGGAGTAGGAGCGGTGAAGTAATTTACCGCTGTCCTCAACGGCACGAAACATCTTAGCCTCCATAACAGCGAAGGCTTCGATCGTGCCAAGGTAGTCTGAGAGCAAGGGTTTAACCCCAAACTCCCAGGCGAGGTACTCTTCAGATGCTACACCGTAGATCTGTCGAATACTTTTGCCCCTGCGTATAGCGTCAAAGAGAGCGGAACCCATTACTGGGAACCCTTCTCTTTTAAGCTCAGCAAGGCCTACCGCGAGGTCCACAACAGGATTCAGGGGTTTGCAATTTTCAATTGCTTTCGGACCATAGTAGCCCGGGTTTGATCCCGGAGTACTAAGGAACGTCCCTGACGTATACGCGGAGTCGGCATAAACCGGCCCCACGTAACGATAATCGTAGCCATAGAGTTTCCATCTTTCATCGAAAGATGGAGTCAAGATCACAAATTTCTGAGTGGTCTTGAACTCATGACCGGTATCGTAGGATGTCTGAGGAGCCTGTTTATATTCTTGAGCCAAGTGGCCAAACACAGCCGCCTGGTTTTCGGAACTAAGCAGTGCTTCCTCTTGAGCATCACCCTGTTCTGCCCGACGTCCAGTTCTAAAACTGTACGTCTCCTGAGTCGAGGCTTGTAAGCTACCGAGATATGTCCCGTTTGGATCAACGTTTTTCGTGATCCATCCGGGGCTCCAGACAGGCTCCCAAGTACGCCCGAAAGGCGCATTTGGGTGTCTCCTGGTCTCAGTAACGAAGCCCATGGAACTATCCTTCGGGATAGTAGGTCCTTCCACCGGTTGGTGGAAGGGGAGGCTCTCAGTCTTATCAACTGAGAGTAGCACAAGTGCCGGGAGACCCTTAGGGGTCT